CGATCGGAACTTGGTGGCGAGGTGCGCATGCCCTGCGTCGTTCGGATGGATCGTGTCGGCCGAGAGCATGTTCGTCTGCGACCAGCCGGCCTTGACCGCCGCCTTGTAGATGCGGAAGCCCATGGCGGACAACTCGTTCATGGCCGAGTCGATGGCGGCCTCGAACCGGTCGGAGGCACCGTTGCCATAGGCCCACGCCGCGCCGCCCGTGGCGCCATTCGCACTCGCACTGTTCGCCGTGATACCCGTCAAGCCCCAACCGATGTTCGAACCGTCGGCCAGATAGAGCGGCACGCCGTAGACGAAGGCGGCGCTGAAGTCGGAGCTGGCGTCCACGCAGTCGACACTTTCCAGAACACAAGCGCCACCCCCTGGCAGTCTGGAGGTGATCGTGAACTTGTGGGCTCCGTTGCTGGGAAGCCGGAAGATGGCGCAGTCCTGCGCCCATCCGTCGTAGGCAGCCTTGAAGTAGGTCGCAGGGTAGGCAACGCCGTCGACGGTCAGATCAAAGTAGGTCGCCGCCTCAGCTGAGCCCCGTCCCATCCGGATGATCAGAATGTTGCCTGGAGCCGTCGTCCCGGACACGGTCACGTTGACGTCTGTGGTGTAGACGAAGTTGGAGTTCCCGTTCAGTCCGCGCGTCCAGGAGCCGGTGAACGTCAAGGCCGGATTGAGCGCCGTCTGGTCCACCGTCTGCATGCGAACCTTTGCAGACTCTGGAACCAGGAAATGCGTGGCCATCGCCTGCACTTTGCTGCGCAGGGTCCAGTAGTTGTCAGGGTTCGGCCCGCAGCCTGTGGTGGCCACCGAATCCTGGCTGACGCCCCGCAGGTCGTTCAGACCGATCTGGGAGACCGTGACCGTCTGCTTGGTGATCTGGATCTGGCCGGCATTCGCGGGACCAGATCCGGCCCCCTTCGGGGCCGAGGAGTACTTCGAGAGCGGATACCCAGGCCAGCCGTAGTTACCCCAGCTCGCAACGCCAGCAAGTTCCGCAGCAAGGATCTGCGCAAATCCGTTGCCTCCCGTGGCACCAGCGCCACCCGTGTAGCTGTCGCCGACGAAGTAGCCGACGTTGGGGACGACTGACTCGCGCTTGCCCGCCACAGAGTAGGTGAGCTGTGCGGAGTAGTTCTCAATGAGAACGGTGGCACCCTCTGGCAAGGATCCGAAGACTTGCCGCTGTCCAAGTGGGCCGAAGCTGAATACCTGGGAGGCGCCAAGATTGGACGTCACCGTGACTCGGGCAAAGCCGCCATTGGTGGCCACCGAGAGACTGTCCCGAGGCCCCAATGGGACCGAGACGTTGAGGCCTGCTGCAAGTTGCGTCATGGCGCTTCCATTCCGGGGTTTGCTGATTGATCGGGTGCGGCGCCTGGGCCGGGCTCGGGCAGGCCGATGGGCTGCTGCTCCTGCATGGCGTCGGGCTCGTCCGTGGTCATGCCGTCGTCTTGCGTTGGCGCCGGCAGCTGAGGGGCGGCGGCCGGCCCGGGGCCAGCGGCCGGCTCATCAGGGAGCGGATCGGGATTGCCCAGCATCTGGGGAATGAGCGAGGCCACGATCGCCTGGATCTGCTCCTCGTTGGCGCCAGTGACCTTCAGCCGCTCGGTCTCGGCCTGATAGGCCTTGATGTCCAGCTCGCGCACCTTCGACTCGGCGGACTGCCTGGCCTGCGCGGCCTCGGCATGAGCCTGGTCGGCGTCCTGTTGGGCGTCCCGGGCGTGCTGGATGGCCTCGTTGAGCGCCTGCTTCGTGTCAGCAAGCTGCTTGGCCAGGGCCGCCGGGTCGGCGGCTTTGTCGCCGCCCTCCGGCTGCAGGATGGCCTTCACAGGATCGGGCGCCATGGCCGTGAGCGCCTGGGCCAGCTTGTCCGATCCCGCGATGTCGAGCGTCTGGGCCCAGAACGGCGCGATGGCCGGCACCAGGGCCGGATTGCCGCGCATCATCTCGGTGAAGGCGGCGTTGTTCTGGCTGCGCTGGGTGCTGTAGCTCGCGCCAACCACCACGCGCACGCCGTAGCTCCCGACGTTGGGGTTGATGGACACGCCGTCGGGGGTGCGCGTGAAGGCTTCCTTCTGTTCGGGGTCAACCGTCACAGCACCGGCCGACTCGTCCGCGCCGATGATCGGCTGCTTGCGCCGGGTGTCGGTCAATCGCGCGTCCATTTGCATCACGATCTTCCCGACCTGGCCCAGGCTGGCGGCCATGTGCGACGGGAAATGGGCGGTGCTCGCCTCGCCCTGCTGCTTCCGGCTCTCGATGGCCACGCCGCTCTGCTCGTTCGACGGGGCGCCCAGGTTGGCCTGGTACATGCCGATGGATGCCTGGATGTCGCGCAAGGCCTGGGCGGCACCGGCCTCGTGATTGACCAGGTTGGAGGCGTTGTTCACTCGGTTCGGCGGCGCGATTGGCGCTCCGTCGCCGTCCTTGTCGTTCCACGGCAGCCACGCGCGGCTCTCGGACCCGGCCTTGTCCCAGATTGCCTCGACGCCGGCCGCGGCGCGCTTGCTCACCAGCCACGGCGATTTGGGTGCTGTGGCGATGTGCGCAAGCTGTTCGCTCACGTGGTAGTTGTAGGCCTGCTGGGGTACCCGGGCACGCCGGGGGATGCCGCAGTACCGCATGCGGCCGTCGGTGAACCCCACGTAGCCGTAGACCGGCACGATTCCGATGCTGTCGGCTTGGTAGGTGGACTCTTCAAGGACATCAGCACCCGACATGCGACGCCACATGACCACCATGCGCTTGTCGACGTAGGTCCGCGGCTCGCGCTGCTCGGGCAGCTCACCGGCCGCGTGCTTCGCCCAGAACTCATCCTCGGTCGAACTCACCTCCTCGCCCGAAGCGTCTAGGTGCACGATCATGTTGCGCGATTCGGCCTTCTTCCACCACTCCTCGGCCACCAAGACCGACTTCCGGTCGTCGTCCTTGTGGGTTCGCTCGAGGTCGCCGAAATCGCAAAGGTCCCTGCCTTTCCAGCGCCGCTCGAACTCGCGCACGCTGACGGGCGTCAGGATGTAGCCGAAGTCGGCATCGGATCCGTCGGTCTCGACGCTCCACGGGTCGAACACCACGGCCAAGGGATCGGCCTCGCTGCTGATGCGCGGCTCCTGCCAGCCGAGCGACCGGTCGACGTATTCCGGCCTCACCACCAGGTAGCCCACGCCGGTGCGGGCGGCGCTGGTCAGGGCGCGGGCGTAGTGCTGGGAGGCTCGGGAGGCGTGCTCGATGTGCCGGAAGCGGCCGTCGATCTGCTCGGCCGCCTTCTTGTCCGCCCCGCCGCCGACGGGAATCGCATGGATGGAGGGGGGCCGCTGCTCCACCTGGCCGGAGACGTTGGCCACGTATTGGCCCGTCTGGTCCACCACCAGGCACGGCCGCTTGCCGCCCGGGTCCGTCTCGCGCAGCCTCTTGACGTCCTCATCCCACTGCTGCGGGTCACTCGGGTCCGAAAACTTCAGGTCCTCCGATATCTGGAGGCGCTGATCCCGCATCGCTTCGAGCGCTTCCTTGTAGAGGCTTTGCGCCTCCTGCAGAACATCGGACATGCAGCGAAACCAGAGGGTGGAATCGCGGCATTCTGTGAAAATCCGTCGTCAATTTATAGGCCAAAACATCATCTAAATCGGTCGGCCCTGCGCTGCGGACTGGTTGTAGTCGTAGGCCGGCTCGTCGTCATTGCTGAGCTTGTCGGCCACCACGGCGAGGTAGCGCCAGGCGTCGGCCCCGTGGCTGGCATCGTCGTGCAGCGGTGCCCCGAAGGTGCCGTTGGTGTGCTGCACCCGCTTGTAGCGCTTGAGGCTGTTCAGGAGGTCGCCGGCGCCCTTGTCCATGTAGACCCGCGGGAAGAGCATCCGGGCGGCCTTGATGCCGTCCTCCACGCCGATCTGCGGCACGATCTGCACCCTGCGCTTCATGCTGCGCAGCATCTCCTCGGTGCTCTTGCCGGTGTGCGTGTTCTTGGCCCGGCCGTCGTGCGGGATCCAGTCGGTGCCCCATCGGTAGCCCAGGACGTTCAGTTCGCCCACGTAGCTGTCGAGCGTGCGCAGGCTGTCCGCGATGCAGCCGATCACCCGGATCTCGGAGGCGACGCGCTGCACCAGGATGATGACCATCTGGTCGTTCCAGCCCAGGTCCCAGATGGTGTGCACCGGCAGCAGGGGGTCGTAGGGCACTCGGGTGAACCGGTTCGCCAGCTGCATCGCCTCGATCTCGCGGGCGTAGATCGCTCCCTGCACCGCGGCGCGGCACTTCCCCTCCCAGATGGTCTGGTAACCCTCCGGGTCGCGCTCCAGGGCGGTCTTGCGCTCGTCCTTCAGCACCTGCGGCAGCCACGGGTTGTCGCGCCAGTTCACCGGGATCACGATGCTGTCCGGCCGGGGGTCGAGCACGAACTCGGTATAGGTGTAGTCGGTGTCCAGCTCCGGATTCAGGCCGATCCAGATCTCGGAGCCGGGAGCCCGGATCGTGGGGGTGAGCACCTCCCACGACCTCTTGGTGACGACCTGGGCTTCCTCCACCCAGCAGCGCCGGGCGCCCTCCCAGCTCTTGATGTTGGTGATGCCCTGAGTGCGCAGGCCGGCGTAGCCGAACTCCGTCTCGAACCCGATGCCCCGGATTTCGTTGGCCAGTACCTGATAGCGGCCGCCGAGGTTCATCGCCTCGATCTGCTTGGAAAGCACCTCGTGGACCGAGTCGGCCATGGACTTCATGGTTTCCCGCGTGCACAGGATGCGCCCGGGGTTCTCCAATCCGTCCAGCAGCAGAGCCCGGGCGATGGTCCACGACTTGCCACCACCGCGTCCACCGTGCATCACCTTGTAGCGTGCCGGCTCGCGCAGCCGCGCGGCCCACTCAGGAAGCTGGATCAGGCTTTGGGCGGACATACTCGACCTTGAATGAATTGGGAGCGTCGCCAAGCTCAGGGGCTGTCGCAAGCCCATAGGCCTCGCGTTCAAGCCCGACCAGCGTCTTCAGCGTCTCGGCCAGCTCCTTGGCACCCTTGATGCGCTGCGGTAGCTCCATCGCCTTGCGGTACACCTCGTTGAGCCGGTCCTTCCCGTACTGATCCGGGTTGTTCAGCATCACGCCCAGTTGGCTGAACAGCTCCTTGTCCCAAGTCGATGCCTCGCATTCCTCCAGCAGACTGAGCACCAGGGCGCGCATGCGGGTGATGTCCTGGCGGTGCTCGCTCCTGACCTGGGCGATCCGGTGGGCGTTCGCCTCGACGATCTCCCGCTCGGTTGCCAGAACCCGACTGGAAACCTCCCTGGAAACCATCTGCCTGGCAACCAAGGCGTCCGCCTGCGCTTGGATCTTGGCCGCCAGGTTCTTCGACCAGCCGCCGGCCTTCGCCCGCTTGTTGATCGCCGTGTGGGAGACGCCGTTGGCGGCCCCGATCTCCCGCGAGGAAAGGAGGCCGGCCCGGTAGTCCGCCTCGATGCGCTCCCAATCGGGCGCGGTGGCCTGTCTGGTCACAATGCACCTCCAGTCGAGAACCGCGCAAGTCCTGCAGCCCTCGGCCCGAGCAGCGCGGCGTTCGCGGCATCGAGCTGGGCTGCCGCGGCATCGTGCCGGGCCTGCATTTCCGCTGTGACCTGACCGCCGGCATTGATGGCGCCGTGGATTTCAGCGCAGATCTCGCGGTGTTCGGCCGCAGCTTTCAGGCAGGCCAAAGCCTTGGTTTGATGCTCGTCCATCAGTGTTCCTCCAATTGCTTCACTCGAATCAGCGGCTTCGCGGCGGCCCGCAGGCGCACCACGTGGACGCTCTCCAGCTTTCCCGCCGCGTCGGCAGCCTTCAGCACCGCGGTCCGGGCGTAGCCGATCGACACGCCGAACTTCGCGGCAATGTCCGCATAGCTCAGCTCCTCCTCCGGGTTCTCCCTGAAATACCGCTCAATGCGGCCGATCACGCTGTCCTCGTGGCGTCGGATGGGTTTCATCTGCATCTCCTCAGTCGGCCGAGAAGCTGGATGACGAGGAATCACTCGACCACGAGCCGCTGTCGCTCGCGGGTGACGGCTCGTAGGTGCTTGGGCTTGAGGCTGGCTCCCAGGTCGACGTCGCGCCGCCGCCTCCGAAGTCCCCCCCTCCGCCGGACTGGAACTCCGGAGGCTCGGGCCGGCTGCCGCGGTGCTCGTGACACTGTTCGCTCAACAGCGCCTGCGTCATCCAGAAGTTGGACATGGTGTGGTCGACCACGGGGGCAGCAGGAGGTGCCACAGACCGTGGCGAGGCAACAGCGCGCGCCCGCGGCTCCAGTGGCCGCCTGGGACTGGGCGCGCCGCCCTTCTCGTCCAGCGGCACCGGGCGAGCCTTCGCATTCCCGCGAACGCGAGCCATGAAGATTGCGGCAAGAACATCCCAGACCATTTTTTACTCCTTGGAATGGCAATTTCGGTCGCCCAGCAGCCGAATCTGGAAGGGCGTGCGCTTGTTGTGGTTCACCGAGCCGGAGTGGTGCCGGTTGGCACCGCCGAATCGGCTCCACAGCTTCCCCGGCTGGGAAAGCCTGAAGCACGGGGAGCAGCGGCACTTGTAGAGCCGGCCGTTGCGCTCGGCTGGGTGCCAGTTCTGCTCGCGGGCCTGCTTGGTCAGGCGAGAGGAGGCGAGCTTGTCGAACTTCCTCACGCTGCGAGTTCCCCAGCCTGGCCACGGGCGAACTCCCGGCGGATCAGGTGCGGCCGCAGCTTCTCGGCCGCCGCCTCAGCCTCGGCGCGGGTGCCCATGGCGAGCGGCCGGTAGTCCCCGGCCCGGTTGCAGGCGCAGGCCTGGCGGTTCAGCTCGAGCATCCGCTCGACGGGTTCGACGTGCAGCGCGTTCTGGCTGCAGCTCCAGAGGAGCACGTGCTGGTCGTTCATGCTGTTGGGTCTCCGTGAGGGAAGTTGTACATGTCCAGCGTGCAGGCGTTCGGGGATCCCACGTACTGCTGCGAGGCCTTGTGGAACCACAGGGAGACGCGGCCCTCCCACTCGCCGTTGCGCTGCTTTTCGCAGAACAGCATGGCGTCGGCTTCGCCCTCGGCCACGGGCTTGCCGGCGGCCACGTTCTTCTCCTTCGGCTTGTTGCGCCAGACCATCAGGAGGTTGTCGACCTGGTCGGTGATCGAGCCGGAACCCTTCACGTCCATCTTGTCGGGCGTCTTGCTCTCGTCCGGGAGCTTCTTCAGGTGGTGGATCAGGTGCACGTGCATGCCGCTGTCGCGGGCAATGGCTGTCACCTCGTCCACGAAGCGCTTCTGGCCGTTGTAGTCGTCCTCGTTGGCCACGCACTTCATCAGGCTGTCGATGAAGAAGTGCTGCACGCCCAGCTCGTGCGCGCAGTACCGCATGACGGCCAGGATGATCTCGGGCTTGACCGTGCCTTGCTGGTCGTAGAACCACAGGGTCTGCCCCGACCAGCCGCCGAACTGCTCGTAGAGGTCGCGGAAGACGGCCAGCGTCTGCGGGTCGGACAGCTCGTCCTCCGTCGGGGCGGCCTGGCCGCTCCACTGTCGCAGCATGCGCTCGATGGTCTTCTCCGGCTTCATCTCGAAGCTGGCAATGCACACCCGCTGCTCCTGAACGCACAGGCTCAGGGCCACCAAGCCGGTCACCATCGACTTGCCGTGGCCGTTCACGCCCGCCCACAGCGTCACCTCGCCCGGGCGGAAGCGGAAAACCTTGTGGGTCTTGCCCCAGGGCAGGCAGGCCTTCGCCTGCACCGACGGCTTGCCGAGCCGGTCGATCGCCTCCTGGACGTAGACCGACGCGGCCTTGACCTTCTGCCGCGGCTCCGTCTCCTGCATGTACCGGGCGAATTCCTCCGCCCCCATCGCTACCGTTTCCACGTGAAAACTCCTTCCGTGTCGGTCATCTCGACCGCGTTGAAATCGCTGCTGCCGCGGCGCTCGCTGAACGTCGCGATCACCCTGCGTGCACCGGCCTGCTTGCAGGCGTCGGCCACCGCCCTGCCCCGGTCCGCGTCGAGCGCGCTGACCGCCACGTCCAGCCCCTGCAGCGCGCGGAGGTCGAGGAAGGCGATCCGGTCTTCGGCCTCCACCTGGAGCCGGCCAGGTTCGACCGCCGCCCGAGGCATGTCGAGGTCGACCCGCACCAGCGTCGGGATGACGCCCTGCATGCGCAACTCGACCAACTCCTGAACGCCCCTCATATCGCGCCCGCCATCCACCCGGAGGGGCCAAGATGCAGGTCGTCAAGCTCGGCGCCGTCCCACTTCTTCGCCCGGAGGTAGACGATCGGCGCCGGGACGTACTGGCCGTTTTCCTTGGTCCAGTCCTCGGACCTGGCCATGGCCTTGACGTGGGCCAGGATGGCCTCGGCCTGGGCCTCCAGGCGTTGCTTGCGCCAGTGCTGCTCGCACACCCCCCTGCCGCCCTTGCGGCGGTTCTTCGGCCAGTACCCCCAGAACTCGGCGAACCCAGGACAGCCCCCCACCGGGGGGTTTGGGGGGTTCTCTTTCTCTTCTCTAAGCTCTGAGTTCTGAGGAGGTTTCGAGTTGGGTTCGTCCTGGGTTCCGTTCTCAAAACCCAGTGGGTTTCCGTCTGGGTTCTCGTTTCGGAAACCCACTGGGTTTTCTTTGGGTTTTTTGGGGCGGCCACCTTTGCCGCCGTTTTCACGCGCAGCCTTCATCGCCGGCCCGGCTTCGACGATCTCCTTGGCGGCCCGCCTGTTGTGGCGCAGGCCGTCCTCACCGATCGGAAAGAACTGCTCGGCGACCGTACGGACGGCCTCCTGCTCAGGCTTGCTCATCGCCCGGCAGATGCGGTACAGCTCGTTGAGGTCGGCCGGCAGCGGCGTCTCAGTGGCGTAGAGCTCGTCCAGCAGCAGGGTGTAGGCCCCGTGCTGAGCAAGCGTCAGCCGCGCGGTCTTGCGCTGGTAGTCGGCCGGGTAGCGTTTGTAGAAGTTCAAGCGCTCCCCTTGCACGGCCCCAGGCCGCAGGCAGCGCAGGTGCGGGGATAGGGCTGGCCAGCCTCGCGCAGGGCCTGCTGGCACCCCGGGGGGCGGACGCGGTTTTGCGTTGGCAGAACTGAATTTTCAGCCGTGGCAACCGGCTCAGCGTTGAGCCCGTTGGATTCCGTGCGGGCGATGGCTCCAGCGAGATCGGCCAAAGCGTGCAATCGAACTGCCGCGGTCCGCCCCACTTCCATCGAGTCCCGAACAGGGGGGCGGTGCGCGGCCTCGGTCCACTCGATCACGTTGCGCGCCGCCGCCAGCAGCTCGGCCTTTTCGCGCTGAAGGCGGCTGAAGACCAGGAACAGGTCTTCGCAGACCAAGTGACGGTCTCCGCCGGCTTCGATGAAGCGCGACGCCGCGCGCCCGCTGCCTGGCCGCTTGGCTCGCGTCGGCTCGATGCCGTGTCCGTGCATCTCCCACACCGGCGCAGCGACTGCAGGCTGCGCAAGCGCATCGGCCAGCATGCCGTAGCGCCGCGACTCCACCAGGCGCGCGGCGCCCTCGGCGGCGCCAGACAGCTCGGCCGCCTCGCGCAGCGCCATGGCCTGCCAGTCCCTGGCCATCGAGACCAGCTGTGATGACGATGGCGCTCCGGGCTGGCGGGCTGGAGCCAGCGGGGCCGCGGCGAGCAGCGCGGCGTACAGCTCGTCCCAGTCGTCCCAGTTGAAGAACGATGCGGCGGCGCCGCTCAACTTGCTTGCGAAGGCCTCCCGCATCGCCTCGCTGGATGCCACCGGCATCGCCTTCCACTCAGGTGGCACGACCAGAACCTGAGGCGGCACGACCAGCAACTTGCGGTGCGCGGCTCGGGTGTTCCAGGCGGCGATGGCTTCGGCCTCGGTGTCCTTGCGTGGGCCTGTCGAGTCGCACTCCTGGCACTCGATCATGTAGCTGAAGCCCTCCATGAAATCGGTGACCGGATCGCCGCCGCAGAACGGACACGGTTTCAAATCGTCCATCAGATTTCCCAGGAAAGTTGATCGGCCCCGAGCTCCTCGGGATGTTCCATCTGTACGAGGTGGTCCCGCGCGAGGGTCAGGAGGGCGTGCACCTTCTCCTGGCTGAAGCACTTCATGCCGGTCGGGATCGCCTTCAGGCCGCAGGCCGCCAGCAGCAGGCAGAACTGCTCGAGCGGCCCCTCTTTCATCCGCGAGACGGTCGAGTCGCTTGCACCCATTTGCTCGGCAATGCGCGACTGGGAAAGCCGGGAGAACGCCTGCAAAACAGCGCGCTCGTTTTTGCGTGCCAACTCGGCCACAGGTTGTGATGCTTGCGACATGACCTACAAACAAAGTGACGAAGAATGGGCGCGCCGAGCCGTCAGGCGCATGTGGTGGATGGCACTTGCCGGCCTGGCCGCGCAGTACGGAGGCATGGCCAGGGAGGCCAGCAGGTGGGCCCGGTGAGGGCTTCTAGGGATGGGCGGGGAATCCCGACCGAGGCAGGCTGCGGTCACCACAACTCTGCCTGCCTCGGCAGGATTCCCCATGGAAATCGATCCAAGCGATATCACGCCTCTTCTCCAGTCGCTGCAGGACCAGCAGGCGGTGCTGCAAGAGGCCGTGATGCAGTTGATCGAGCAGACAGTGAAGCCGCACGCCGACGAAGCTCTACGTTTCGAGCGCGCAATGCAACAACGGCTGGGTGCCATCTTTCAGGACCAGTCCCAGCCGAATGCCCAGAGCGATCACGAGATGACGCTTCTGCTTGCGGCGCTCCTTGCCTCAGCAGGAAGGCCGCCAAAGACTTGATGAAGGAGGGGCCCATGTCAGAGCCTTTGCTTTGCGTTGAGCCGGACGGCGTCCCGGCGGGAGGCAGCCTCGGCGCGGCGCCGTGCCCGCTGCTGCTTGGTCTTGGAGGGTCGGTGGCGCCACAGGGCGTGGATAGCCCACGCCACCATCACCACCTCCAGGAAGATGCGGAGGAGAGACATGGGCTACTTCTCCCGTGCCAGAAGGCAGATCGCCCACACCGTCATGCAGGCGCTGATCACACCGGCAACGAGACGCGGCCCGGCACCGATCGGCGGCAAGTGACCATCGAACCGCATGATGTTGATGAGCAGCACCACCAAGTTCAGAGAACCGAGAACTGCTTGGACCCAAAGGAAGGCGCGCATTCAGACCTCCCCGCCCTGGGCATCAATGAACAGGGAAGGCTCCATCTCAGTCTGAAGGCGGGCGCGCTCGGCGCGCAGCCGCGGCAGGGCACGGCGGCGGGCGCCCATCCAGCGGCTTCCGACGGACGCCAGGGCGAAGCTTTGGCCGTCCTCGGTCTCGAGCTGCAGGCGCTGCGACCAGAAGGCGCCGGCGGCGCGGGCAAGCTGGGAGCTGCGGCCGTGCAAGATGTGGTCGATCTGCTCGTCGCACCAGACGGCGAAGTCGACGTCCAGCCACTGGGCAAAACGCACCGCCAGCTTCGGGTGCAGCCAGGTGCCCTGCTCGAACTTCGAGGAGTTGCCCTTGACGGTCCGAGTGAAGTGGGAAAATCCCACATCACTTTTTCGGCGCAGCGCGGCGAGGTACTTGCGTGTCTCCGGCAGGCGCAGCCACTCGGCCGTTCGCTTCCCGTACCGGGCCGCCACCTGGGTGGCATTGAACCAGCCGTCGTCCGTGAAGCGGACCTCGGCGCCGTGGAAGGTGAGGATCAGGGGGGCCATGGGTCAGCGCCGTCCACTCATCTCGGCCCCCAGGCCGTCGGCGTACACGTCATCGAAGGACAGCGAAACGCCCCTCGCCCGTGCGAACTCAATCAGCTTCTTGGCTGTGGCGGGAGGAACCGTTTGCCCTTTTTCGTAAAAGGAAATGTTCCCCTGGGTGACGTCGAGCGCCTCGGCGATCTGCGCCTGCGTTGCCTTGAGCCTCTGCCTGATGGACTTGAACGTGTTCATGACGTCAATCATCAGTCGTGCTGATTTTTTTGTCAACAGTCAGACTGTTTGCCCATCATAAGCGTCGCTAATACGCTGCCCACATGCCTGCAAAAACACTCACCCCCGAGCAACTGGCCGACGCTGGCCGACTACGATCCTTGTTCGCCACTTGGCAGCAGGAGCGAAAGCGCAACAAGGAGGCTTCGTCTCAAGAAGCCGCTGCCGCAATACTTGGCTTTGGGCAAAGCGCTCTCAATCAATATTTAAACGGAAAAATTCCCCTTAACCCGTCTGCGCTCGGAAAGTTTTGCGAACTAATCAAATGCGCCCCGAGTGACATAAGCCCTACCATTGCAGAAGCGGAACTTAAAAGCCTGGAAAAACACCTCCATGGCAACTCGAGGGAAATACGCTATCGACCCCTATCTTGGGTTACCGAGTTATCGAAATTCATCACAAAACTAGACCCGATATCCAGAGCCATGGCGACGGCGACCATCAAACATTTGATGGAGAACCCATCCTCCCACGAAGAAGTAAAAGAGAAACTGGAAACCATTCTGGAAAACCGCAGGCGGATTGCACTCGAATCGAGGGACGACCAAGGCCGAACTGGTGAAGAACGGATCGTTCTCAGCCGACTGCGAGGAAAATTTTCTCTGTACCCCGATCTTTTCTATGATAACGCTGCTCTTGAGGAGATTATTCAAAATACCAGATTAAACCATCCTGGGATTGAAGAGTCAGAATTGCGCTCCTTGATCGAGCACTCCAGAAGGCGTTTTGAGAGTGAAGTAACTGCCTTGCGGATTTTAAAAGGCAACGAAGTCGAGCCTCCCGCAATTGATTTTGAGCAGGAATCTGATCCGGGCAAGCTATCGGACGAAGAATGGGCTACGAAATTAGCGCTGCTGTCGAGCGCGCGCAAACCATCCGTTGCCCCGACCAAGGTACGCGAAGCCGCTGACTCGTTGTCGCGCTCCGTGCACTGGCGCCAGCAGTCGCCGGAGAAAGTCAACAAGGACCTGAGCCGTCCGCCTAACAAGCCGCCGAGCGCTGAGGAAGCGTCTGACGCATAGAACACGAGGGACGCAACCCCTTCTGCGAAAAAAGGCACTTTTTTATCAGTCGGACTGTTGACACAGTCAATAAGTCGGACTGATACTTCTCCCATCGCAACACGACGGGAGAGCAAGATGCCCTACGGACACGCAGCACGGCGCAGGCCGGCCCAGCAGACTTGGCGGGTCGGTGAAGTCGTCAAAGTCGGCTTCCTGACGCTGACCATCACCGGCAAGACCGCACGAGGCTGGTCGCTGGTGAACAAGGATGGCTCCAAGCACTTCGAGTTCGAGCCGCACTGCGGGCTGTACGCGGTGGCCGCGCCGGCAAGCTCCGGTTTGAACTCGGACCTCTCGGCCACCCGTACGGAGGTGGTGGACCTCCCGAAGCTCGGCCGCCAAGTCATGGTGTTCGACGCCCAGCGCAACCTGCTCTCCGTGAACGGCCGCGCCGTGCAAGGCGGTGCCCAATGAGCGCCGAAGTCCTCGAACGCCCGGCCACGACGAAGAAGGCCACGAAGGAAGTCCCGATGCCGACGCCTCCTCAGATTGGGGAAGTTCCCGAGTCGGCATCCGCCCGGCGGGCACCTGCGGCGCAGCCCAAGCGGCACGGCGTCACCATGGAAATGTTCAATCGCATGCAGGATGCGGCGGGCATCTGCAAGGCGATCGTGGCGCACGTCGTCGCCGCCGGCTACACCGATCGCCTCGTCGTCCGCCCCAACACGCTTCGCCATAGCCTCAGCTTCGCTCATGACCTGTTGAGCGAGATCGAAGACCAGGGCTGGGAGGGACATGTAGCAGTGCACCTTGACCAACTCATCGCGACGCTGAACCTTTTTATGGAAACCGGCTTCGAGGTTGACTTGGACACCGGCACCTCCGAATTGGCATTCAGCCCCGAGCTCGTCTCTGACATGGCGTTCGGCCTCACCAAGCTGGTGGACCGCCTCATCGAAGCCCTGGCCGCGGAGGACCTCTGACATGAGCACCTTCATCCCCGACAAGGGCACTCTCTTCTACGTCGAGTGTCAGTTCGAGCACTCGATGGTCACGGGCAGCGTCTTCACCGAGATGCGGATCACCAAGGTGAAAGACCGCAGCTACCTGGGCGAGGTGTTCCTCTGCCTGGGTTCCGACCAGCATGCCGTCGTCGGCCGCCGGCCCGACATGCCGGAGAAAAGCTACGGCGGCGCCAAGGTCGTGTTCCGCCAGGCGGACTACCGCTTCATCCCGGTGGGCCCTGACGTGGCCGAGGCCATGGGCCTGGCTGCGCCGGCGGAGGCCTCGTGAACCGCGCGCCCGTCAAGTCGCTGGAGCGTGAGCACCCCTGGGTGCTGCTGCTCTACGCGGCCGCCGCCGTGGCCGCCTG